CCACTCAGAAGGCTGTTCACAATAAAATGAATGTGGTGGAACAGTTTGATATCCATCCGCGGAACTTTGCAGTTGCACGTGCCATCGCAGGGGATCCTTCAGACAATTTGGTTGGTGTTCCGCGCGCTGGCCTTAAATCAATCGCAAAAAACTTCAATTTTCTTCGAGAGGATAAAGATGTGACATTGCAGGACATTTTCACTTTTTGCGAAAATGTTGATTCAAAAGCTAAGTTTTTCTCTAATGTTTTAGAGCACCAAGATATAGTTATAAGTAACTACAAACTGATGCAGCTGTACGCCCCAGCGATCTCGTTGCAGAGTAAGGAAAGGGTCCATTACGCACTAGACAATTTCGAATACGACTACAACAAAACCGAGATTCTTCGCATGATGAATCAGGATGGCTTTGGCGTTTTTAATTGGGAGGATTTGCACGGAACAATGAATAAAATTTGTATTGACAAAGCTTTGAGAACGGAGTAAGATGTGGCTATGACTCAAACAATTACAGGTAACCCTGGAAACGCAAACTTCTCAAAGTACGGCAAGTCTTTCCAAGAAAAGCTTTGTATACTAATACTTGATGACCGTGCATTCGCAGACCAAATCGAAGAGGTTTTGGATATCAACTTTCTGGAGTTGAATTATCTGAAACTATTTCTAACCAAAGTATTTTCCTATCGTGAGAAGTATGGAGTGCATCCATCACGTGATATTATGAAGACAATCCTACGCTCTGAGTTGGATAACGAAAACGAACTTACTGCCAAGCAAGTGCGGGAGTTCTATGTTCGATCTCAGATCGCGGAGCGCAAGGATGAAGAGTATATCAAGGACACATCGCTGGATTTCTGTAAGAAGCAGAACCTTAAGTCTGCGATGGTCAAGTCCATTGGGCTACTTCAGAACTCCTCGTATGATGAAATCTCTCAGGTAATCAATGATTCTCTGAAGCTGGGTATGAACAATGATGAGGGCTATGATTGGAAGAAGGACTTTGAAGAGCGCTTCAAGCCTCGATTCCGCAATCCAGTTTCAACTGGCTGGCCGCTTATTGATGATATATGCAAGGGCGGCTTGGGCCAAAAAGAGCTTGGTGTCGTCATCGCCCCGACTGGCGCTGGTAAGTCAATGGTTTTGGTTCATCTTGGAACACAAGCACTCAAAGAGGGCAAGACTGTGGTTCACTATACGCTGGAGCTTCAAGACACTGTGATTGCACAGCGGTATGATTCTTGTCTTACAAAGATTCCACTTAGCAACCTCATGTCCTTTAAGGAAAAGATCTATGAGGAAGTTCAGGATATTGAAGGCCGGCTGATTGTAAAAGAATACCCAACAAAGTCGGCGACAACCCATACGATCAAGACTCATCTTGAGAAGCTTAAGATGCGGAACATAGATGTTGACATGATTATAGTTGATTATGCGGATCTGCTCAGACCAGTTCGTGCTCAAAAGGAAAAGCGTAATGAGCTAGAAAGTATCTATGAGGAATTGCGCGGTATGGCAACTGAATATAAATGCCCTATCTGGACAGCTTCTCAAACAAATAGATCGGGACTAAACGCAGAAGTGATCACTATGGAGGCAATTTCTGAGGCATTCAATAAATGTTTTGTTTCTGACTTCATCTTTACGGTATCGCGGACAGTTGATGACAAAACCGCAAACGGCGGAAGAGTCTTTGTCGCCAAGAATCGAAACGGTCCAGACGGTCTTGTGTTCCCTATTTTTATGGATACGAGTAATGTGGGCATTAAAGTACTTGAACCGTCCGAGGCAGATGAGAATATACACGTGGATGCTAAGAAACAGAAGCAGTCACTGGCCGAGAGGTATAATAATTTTAAGAAAGAGCAAGGGAGATAACTAACAATGTATAATGAAGAAGAAGTAAGAGAAGCTACGCTCGCATATTTTAATGGCGACGAACTTGCAACCAATGTCTTTATGACAAAGTATTGCCTGCGAGACGAAAAGAGTAATTTCGTTGAAAAGACCCCAGACGACATGCACAAGCGCATTGCCTCAGAATTTGCCCGCATGGAGGATAAGTTTATTGGCCGTAAGTCTAATCACCTCACTGAAGAGGAGATATACTCTTATTTACAAAACTTCAAATACATTGTCCCACAGGGTTCACCTATGATGGGAATAGGAAATGATTATGTTAATGTATCTTTATCAAACTGTGTGGTTGTCGATAATCCACAAGATAGTGTTTCGTCCATTATGGACGCTGGGAAGGACATTGCTAACCTGTTCAAGCGTCGTTGTGGCGTTGGGCTTGATTTGTCTGATTTGCGCCCCGAGGGTGCTCCCGTTAACAACTCTGCTCGGACTACTACTGGGGCTTGGAGTTTCGCTGATTTCTATTCATATGTTTGTCGTATGATCGGACAGAACGGCCGTCGTGGGGCTCTTATGATCTCTATGGACATCCGTCATCCCGACATCATGAACTTTGTGAAGATGAAACACGATCTTACCAAGGTCACTGGTGCGAATGTATCAGTTAAGATTACGGACGAGTTTATGGAGGCTCTAGAAAAGGGAGAGGATTTTAATCTTCAATTCCCGGTTGAAGCAGAAACGCCAACTCATGTTAGCACTGTGAATTCACTAGAGTTGTGGAATGCGATTGTGGAGTCCGCAACAAAGACCGCAGAGCCTGGATTGTTAATGTGGGACAACATTACCAACAACCTCCCAGCCCACGAATACGCAGAGTTTAAAACAAGGACCACGAACCCATGTGGTGAAATCCCGCTATCTGCTTATGACTCGTGTCGCCTTATCTCTTTGAACCTAAAGCATCTGGTAGAAGGTTCTTTTACCGACAGCGCAAGCTTTAATTTTGACAAGTTACGACAGATCGCTGCAGTGGGAATGAGACTATCGGATGATTTGGTAGAACTTGAGCTTGAGAAACTAGAGAATATTCGAACTGTCGCTGATACCGAAGACGAGAAGGATCTTTGGACCAAACTATATACCGCTGCTAAGAACGGCCGAAGGACGGGTCTAGGAACCCATGGCCTTGCTGATGCCGTCGCTCGGATGAACCTTGCGTACGATTCAGACGAAGCGCTCGTTCTAATTGAAAGTATTTATCAGACCCTAAGAGACGCAGCCTACAAAGAGAGTTGCTTGTTAGCACAAGAACGTGGTGCGTTTCCTGCTTTTGATTGGGAGACGGAGCAAAATAACGCGTTCATCAAAAGACTACCAGAGGATATCACAGCCCTCTTGGCCGAGACGGGACGAAGAAACATTTCTATTCTGACGAATGCACCAACTGGTTCTGTTTCGATTATGTCGCAGACCTCATCTGGGTTGGAACCAGTTTTCCGTAACTTTTATATCAGAAGGCGCAAACTTTCACATAATGAGGGTGACGTAGAAGCAGATTTCGTTGATGATCTTGGTGATCGCTGGGTTGAATACAGAGTGTTTCACCATAACGTCCGAGAATACCTTAACCTTATGGAAACAAAGGAGATTCCCGACTTGTTTGTGGAGTCAGATTCCATTGATTGGACCCGTAGAGTTGACATTCAAGGTGCAATTCAGAAGTCTATTGATCATAGCATCAGCTCCACCATCAATCTACCAAAGGATACAGAACCTTCAGTTGTGGGCGAACTTTATCGTCTCGGCTGGAAACAGGGCCTGAAGGGCATCACGGTGTATGTGGATGGCTCAAGAACAGGCGTGCTTATTACAGAGAAAGAAGAGGAAGCATTTTTCCCGCAGCACCGCGCGGCAAAACGTCCTCTGGAGCTGGATTGTAACATCCATCACACCACCATCAAGGGTGAGAGGTGGGTTGTTATGGTCGGGCTGCTTGATGGCAAGCCTTACGAAGTCATGGGTGGCCTGTCAAACCTTATTGAGATCCCTCGTGATAAAGCCAAAGGCATTCTTGTCAAGAACCCCCGTAAGTCAATGAATTCGATTTATGACTTGCGCGTCGGTACAAATGGTGATACAATCATTATTAAGGATCTTGTAAAGGTCTTTGATAACGCAAACCATAGTGCATTCACTCGAATGATCTCGCTGGGTCTTCGCCACGGGGCAAACATCCAATATGTGGTGGAACAACTACAGAAGGACCGCGATTCGGATATGTTCAGTTTCGCTCGTTGCATTGCCCGCATCTTGAAAAGCTATATTCCAGACGGACAAACAGCCACCGAGAAGACTTGCACCGAATGCGGTCATGAAGGTTTGATTTATGTAGAAGGATGCATAACTTGCACTGTGTGTGGTTATGCCAAGTGTGGATAAAAGGAGAAAAAATGACATTTACACCAGTTAACAATTATCTTTATGTAAAGACAGTGGACACAGAGGCCACCGATGATGTGGGTATTCTATTGCCCCAAGACTATAGGTCTGTGGAGAGCCCATTTGCGGTGGTTGAAGTAGTCAACTGCTCGGGCGAATCCGGCACTCTATGGGGCACCGGATTGCAGATTGTTGTGGAGGCACACATGCTCCGCGACATTCAGCACAACGGCGAGACCTTCACGGTCATCAAGGAAAACCACGTAATCGGGATTTTATCGGATAGCTAGACTATTTATAATACGTCCCCGGAGATATTGAGATGAAGCTTATAATGGAAAATTGGAAGAAGTTTGTGAATGAGGCAGACTATCGGTCACCCCAAGGCGGCGGCGCACCCGGCGACCCGGGAACATCCACGATGGTATACACAGCCAATCGTATTGCGAATGCTCTACGTTCGCGTAACCTGCATCAGAACGTCGACTACAACACTCTGTATGACTTGATAAGCCCTAGCTTTCCACGGCACGTTCAGCGTCTGGATTTGGGCGCGGACGACGCAGAGCTTTATATGAATATTCACACGACTATTCAAGAACTCCGGGACGAGGTATTAGACTCTATGCCCGGACGCGATGAACAGGAGAAGTCCGAGAACTTCGCTGAAAGGGTGGTTAAGGACATCTTCGCTGAACTCGCCTCCTATGAGCGCAGCATCTAGGAAAACCACGTAATTGGCATTTTGTCAGATAGTTAGACTATTTATAATACGTCCCCGGAGATATTGAGATGACAAAGAAGTATTCTAGTTATAAAGAGCACCAGCTAATCACAGAGAATTGGCGTGAGTTTACCAGTGAAGGTGAGACCACCGTTACAGAGGAGGACGTCGCCGCTGACGACCTCGCGCATCTGGCAAAGCGCCCGGCCCATGGGAAAACCGAGGCAGATATGATTGAGGATGTCATGCAGCAGCTGGTCACGACGCGCACCGCCTACGTCAAGCTCCACAAGGAGCTTCGCGAGGAAGAGCTAGCCGCCAACAACGATTCTAGGTCTCCGCGCATGGTGCAACTTCGAACCATCAACACCGGTCTGCTGAATCTCGGTATAGTTGTGAAGCGCTTGATGGAAGAACTCCAAGGACTGACTCCTCTCCCGTATACACCCAAGCCGAGAGACTAGAAATAATCCCTTGACCTAACCAATCATCGGTGCTATACTAGCACTATGATGAAACTTGCACCCATAAACCTAACACTGCCCAACGTAGTGATTGGTTGGCGCAAAGAGGCCGTTGCATTCGCTAACAAGAAGAACTATCATCTGATTGTTAATGATACGCAACGGCCTTTTGTGCATATATTTCGCAATGAGGACGTCAAGAGTGAGTGGTATAGGAACATATTTGAGCTTGGAATGAAGTCAAAGCTCCCTGTTCCCTTCGATATACAGACAATTGCACTGGAAGAGGGCAAAATAAAGGTTATCACAAGGCAAAACACTAAGATTTTGATTGATTTCAAGTTTGTTCACGTTTTTGACCTCGAAAACTGCTATGGATTTGGACTAGATCAGGTCATTAGTGACCATGCGATCACAGATTTGTTTAATATTACAGCAGGTTCCAGACTTGGTCGTGATATTATCATAAAACCGCGGGATTCATTTGTAAAAGAGTTCAGAACTATTAGATCCAGCCGCATTGATCGGAATACAACCGGCGATTTCAAGGACTTTATAGCAAAAAGCATCATCTCGGACAAAGATATACGAGGTTTTGATTTTTCTGAGACTGTGGTACGTCTGGTATTGGAAAGAAAGCTGAAAACACTAGAAATTAAGCAACATAATGGCCGTTCTTTGAAAGTAGAACACAATCACCGACACTCAGTGAAGAATAGTTTTCATATCAACAAGTTTAAAGATGTAGACGAGAGAATAATAGTACATGAGCGGGACTAAAGAAAATTTACCAGGGATCATCCCAGTCTCGGGCATGACCTCTGAATTTGGTATGGAGTGGGATGCATCGCTGATCCCAGTCGCCCCTAACTATACCGCCTTGGAGTCTGCAATATATGAATGTATTCATGTTGGCTGTAATTCCATATGGATCGTGGCAAACGATGATATTGCACCCCTGATTCGACACAGAATAGGTGAATACGCAATAGACATACGCTCCATCGAACAGGGAAGCTTCCAGCGTTTTGGTGAAGAGAACCGCCTAGAGGTTCCTATCTATTATGTCCCTATTCATCCAAAACATAGAGATAAAGTGGATAACTATGCTTGGTCTGCTATCTATGGCGCGAACGTGTGTTTTTGGATTATGCGTATGTTCTCACGGTGGACATCCCCAGCCGCCTATTATGTCTCATTTCCATTGGGAATGTTGGATCCGAAAGAGTTGAAGACTCACAGAGCAAAGATTCAAAAGAAGAAAACCTTCTACTTTTCGCACGAGGGAAGAACAGTTAGAGATGGCCATCCGATTAGTTTCGTGATGGATCCAGAAGAGTGGCGCCGAGCAAAACGTGTTATAACTACCAATGCTTCAGTATGGAAGCCGACTGATGGCGATGAGATCCCATATGAGAAGTTGCCACCCGAACAGCGATTGGTTTCGCTCCAATATAACCTTGAGGATGTCTTCGGTGGAGGCCCGGAAAACAACGATCAAGAAATTAAAGAATTTTATAACTTGACTAGCTGGAATGGATATGTTACATTCTTAGGGTCAGAGTTAAACGGTCGCATGAAGCGGCCATCGAAGACGACGATGTACAGAAGAGGAAAGAATTAATGACGGATAAAAAGATACCCTTTGTTGGCTTGCATGCGCACAGTGTGGCGGGCTCTATTTTTGATGCCATCGGCTACCCCGATGAGCACATGGACTTTTGCTATGAGAATGGTGGCGAGGCTCTGGCCTTGACCGACCATGGTAATATGAATGGGTTTTCCCATCAGTTCCTACACTGGCAGAAGATGAAGGCCGAAGGGAAAGAGTTCAAGCCTATCTTTGGCGTGGAAGCGTATTTCATTCCCTCCGTTGAGGAATGGCAAGAGGAGTATGATCGCATCAAGGCAGACGCTAAGCTAGCTAAGACGCTTGCAAAGGCGGGGGACACCTCTGGTGCAACTGTGGAGGACGAAGAAGCCTCTAAGAAGGCTGTGAAGTCTGTAATTAATCGTCGCCGGCATTTGGTCCTTCTGGCCCAGAACCAGACAGGACTGAACAATCTGTTCAAGCTGATCTCCGAGTCCTATAGAGAAGAGAACTTCTATCGCTATCCTCGTGTGGACTACAGACTTCTAGATAAGTATTCCGAGGGCGTTATCGCATCTTCTGCTTGTTTAGGTGGCCCGTACGCAGGGAATTACTGGGCTAACCGGGAGGAAGGCCCCGATGCAGTTCGAGCAGCTATGAGGGAAACAAGTAAGGAGTTTGTAAAGATCTTTGGTGATCGGTGGTACGGTGAACTCCAATGGAACAATATCCCAGAACAGCATGAGCTTAATAAGTACATCATCGAGACTTGCAAAGAGTTTGATATTACCTTGATTTCCACAGCGGACAGTCACTACCCTAACAACGAAGCGTGGAAGGACCGAGAACTATACAAGCGGCTTGGCTGGCTTGGCAAGGGAACTCCCGCCTGGGCCGAGGACAACACAGAGCTACCAGAAGGTGTCGAAGAGATTGGGTACGAACTGTATCCGAAGAACGGCAACCAGATGTGGGACGCCTACAAGTATTATTCTAAGGTGGGTGGTCATGAATATGATGACGAACTGGTGATGAACTCGATTACGGAGACGCACAATATTGCTTTTAATCGTGTTGAGGATTTTGTACCAGACACATCTGTGAAGCTACCAGACTTTGTGGTGCCTGCAGGATTTACAGCAACCTCAGCCTTGGTAAACTATGCTCTAGAAGGATTGCGGCAGCGTGGTTTGCATGAGAACAAAGAGTATACTGACCGGCTTAGGATGGAATTAGATGTTATTGATGATCGAGGGTTTAGTAAATACTTCTTGACGATGAAGGCGATCTCCGACAAGGCAAATGAAGTCCAGCTGACCGGCCCAGGCCGAGGCTCTGCTGCTGGCTCGCTAGTAGCTTATGTATTGGGTATCACACAGATTGATCCCATCAAGTACGGACTTCTCTTCGAGAGATTCCTACGTAAGGACGCAACGGATTATCCTGATATTGATTACGACGTCGCCGAACCAATGGAGTTGAAGGAGCTTCTGATGGATGACTGGGGGAAGAACTCAGTTGTTCCGATCTCTAACTGGAACACACTCCAGCTGAAGTCTCTGATCAAGGACATCTCCAAGTTCTATGGAATTGAGTTTACGGAAGTCAACAAAGTCACATCCCAGATGATCTTTGAGGCAACTCCAGCAGCTAAGGCAAAGCACGGCATCAAGGCCGGCGTTTATACGCCGACCTGGGAAGAGGTGATGGAACTGTCACCTTCCTTGCGCGGCTTCCTAGTAAAGCACCCACACATTAAGACTCACGTTGAGGCATTGGTTGGACAGGTTCGTTCTTGCTCTCGCCACGCCGGCGGTGTTTTGATCGCAGATGACTTGAACAAACACATGCCGATCATTAGTTCGGGCGGTGTCCGACAATCCCCGTGGTCCGAAGGACAGAACCTTCGCCACTTGGAGCCGCTTGGCTTCATTAAG